TTATAGATTTTCAAGAAATTTCAGTGATTTCTGTTCTTCTTCTTCACGGCTCTTTTGGAGCAGATGAGAATAAGTTTTAATGGTCACCATTGTATCGGAGTGGCCGAGACGTTCAGCAATATAATCAACTGATACATGATTAGCGATTAGCATTGAAGCGTGCGTGTGTCGTAATCCGTGGAAAGTGATGATTGTGTTGGCGCCAATTTCTTCTAGTATTTTTTGCAAAGCCTTATTGACGCCGTTGTTTGAGATGATGTCGTGCCGATTACTCAGAAATACAAGGTTGTCAGGATTACGAAAACTTTTGGCGAAATAATATTCTTTCTGTTGCAGTTGCAATTGCTTTAGCATCCGAATCAAAACCGAATCAATTTGGATGGTTCGCATCGATGACTCCGTTTTGGTCGCCTTGAATCCTGTCTTGTAAAGATAGTCGTATGACTTATTGATCGTTATCTTGTTATTTTTGAAATCAATACAATCCCATGTCAGCCCACAAACCTCACCATAGCGACACCCAGTGAGCAAGCCGAATAGGATTTGGCAGTAAGTTATTTCTTTAAAACGCCAGTGATCAACACAATATTGTTTTAGCTTAGCAGCCTCATCCAATTCTAGAAATTTTAAGTCTGCATTACCAGGGGCACTACCGGACACAATAACGCCCAATGTGAAATCGCGGGACAACAGACCGTCATTGATGGCATATTGCACCGCTTTGCGCATATAGCCGTTGATACGGGATGTGCTTGCCTTAGCGTGGGTGCTACCATAAGCATCAATCATTTTTTGATATTCGAATGAGCTTACTTCGCTGATCGGGCGGTCGCCGAAATTATCGCGAATCATCTCAATCGTCTTTTTGTAGCGAATTTCTGTATTCGTTGATATACGACCGAATTTATAGGTTTCAACCCACTGGGTAAAATAATCAACGAAACTAATGCCCTCGGCTTGCGTAAGTAAATTCTTGCTCTTTTTAACTTCAAGTTCTAACGCAGCCTTTTGGGCATCAGCTTTGCGTTTAAATCCGCCTTTAGACTTGCTGTGTTTTGAATCAATCCAAACACGATAAGCCCAGACGTTGCCGCGTTTAAAAATTTGTGCCATTGTTAAAACCTCCATTTTACGATAAAATAGAGTACGCAAATAGCGCACAATATTTTGCGTTATTTTTGGTAAAGCACATCCATCTGTTTGCCGACGGGGGATGTGCTTTTTTAGTGTTAATAATTACAATCAAATGTGCTAGAATGAACTCGTGTGATTACTGTTTTATTATTTTTATCGGAGATTCATCTATATACTAGCGCTTTACTTCTTTTGAGGAGTAGGGCGCTTTTTTTGTTGCAACTCAGCCAGTGAGTCTTGCACTCACTGCCAGCTTTACTGGTGGCTGAACTTTTCATTATTTCATGCTTGTTTGGCTCTTGCCACTCACAGCATCATTTGAGAAAGTGATGTTGAAGTTGGCGCCGAGGTCACCTTTAACGCCTGATGTGTACATAACCATTGTTTGTTTGTCGCCGCCAATTAATGTTTCTGTGTAATTGTCAGGTTCGCCAAACTTGTTGATAACATCATTGTATGAAGTGCCGTTTGCAACTTCGTTGAATTGAGCTAAATCAATTTTATTTTTACGAGTTAATTTGAAGCCTGTTAGATCTTTACTGAAAGCTTTGCCATCGGTGAAACTAATAACCATGCTTGAACCGATTTTGTTGTCAACCTTATCCCAAGTAACAACATCTGTTTTAACCCCATTTGTTTCAGATGATGAAGTGCTCTTTGGTTCACCGAATTTTTCTTTAAGCGAGTCCAATGTGTCACCGCCATCGGCTGATTGCATTAAATCACCGATTTTGACAGCGTCAAAGTCTGAATGTTTAATCTTAGCCGTTGATGTGCTTGTAGCTGATTCAGATTTAGAACTTGTATCCTTACTCCCGTTGTCCTTGTTACCGCCCATTGATGCACCCACTGCAACAACGATTACTACTAGAATCCAGAACCAAACGCGCTTGTAGAAAGGTTTCTTCTGCACGTATGTATTGCCGTTTTCGTCCTTGATCTTCTTTGCCATTTTAAAGCCCCCAATATATTTTTTTGCGCGTTGCGCAATTCGAGCAACGAGCCTTGCACTCGTATGCCAGCTTATCTGGACTCGACGTGGAACTAAAGAATGACTTTGCCTTTGATTTTGAAATCATCATCGGCAGAAACTTCAATCGGATCATAATTTGAATTGAGTGAAATTAGCTGAGCACAATTTTCCATGATCCGTAATTTCTTAATGTAAGATTCGCCGTTCAAAATTGCAATGACGATTTGACCGTCCAAGAATTCGACGTCATCTTCGACGTTTTCAACGAATATGATTTGGCCATTCTCGAAAAGTGGTTGCATTGAATCGCCGTTCACGGTTAAGGCGTAATCGTGATGGGGGATGCGACCAAAGTAAACGCGTTTAGTCGTTACGCCATCGCCAAGCATTTCGCCCGTTCCGGCTGAAACAGCGCCATAAATTGTGATTTCTGCCGCTTGTGCTTTTGAATGTGCTGAAAAGGGAAGAACAGTTTTTGGAGTAGAATTCTGTTCTTTTAATTGATTCTTTGCAAAATTTAAGACGTTATTTTTACGATCCTTGTTTAACTGGCCATAAATGTCTGTCAATTTATTGCTTGAATCTATGTCGGCAATTCCAAGTATTTCAAGCGGAGAAATATTTAAAGCTTGCGAGAGCAGAACAATCTTATCTCGACCCATATTTTCAATTAAGCCGTTCTCCCATTTTCGAACTGTGCTTTTGCCGACACCAACTTTTGTGCCGACTTCTTCAAGGGTTAGGCCCATTTCAAGCCGCCGTTGCTTAAGTGGATTTTCCAATTTTATCACCTCTTCGAGTTTTATTATAACAATAATGTGTCGAAAAGGATACAATAAAAGTGTATTTTCAGACACTTTATTTGTTGCATTGTATTCTTGCCTGTGTTAAATTGAAAGTGTCCTAAATGACACATCAGAAAAGAGGTGCTTTAAATGAGTTCTAGCGAATTGTTAAAAGAACTAAAGAAACAGGGTTACAGTGTTCGCGACTTGTCTAAGGAAATGTGTTTAAGAAATGTCAACGCATCTCCATCAACCATTTATAAGAAAATTAGGGGCGTATCTCAATTTACAGCCCCAGAAATCAAAGTGATACAAGATATCCTGGAAATCGATAATGCAAGGATGTATCATATTTTTTTTGGTGAACTAGTGTCCTAAATGACACTTCAGCGAGTTAGAAGAGTAGATTTCCATTTTAGCTCGTTGCTGCATTAATCATAAGTGAGGAGGTGTCAATCATGGAAAAATGGAAAAAGGAACTGGCCGTATTAATGGGCTGGAATATGGTGTCCGCACTTGCGCTTTTGATTGGTCTAATTGCATGGCTTATCTGGCAAACGAAATTTGCATTATTTATTTTTGCCGTCGCATTGCTTTTCTTTATTCTGAATTTTGCACTTCTAATGTTTTGGCGAAATCAAACTAAAAAAGAGATGAAAGAAGAGTTGTCCAAACAAATTAATGAAAAAGTGGATTCATTCAAAATGGATCATAAATAGCAAAAACAAAATTAGTGCGTAATCGTGGCTACTGAGGGGGTGTCTCATGGAATTACTCCTTTAAACATCAATATTCCCCCAGATTATTGAATATAGCCGAGCGCTTAAAACTACTACTTGAATTAACCCCTCAGTGGTCGCGATTACGCACTAATGACTATCAGTACCGATTGGAGGCATGAAACATGAAGGAACAAAAAATTGAAATTATCAATGAAGAACGATATACGAAACTAATTGTGGAAACAAATGATGGCAAAAAAATAGCAGAAATCACATCAACTGATGCAACTCCTGCTACTGGTTACAGAATTAGATTGACACCAAAATATGACTAACCTTTTGGTGGGTGTGGATCATTTCCATGACTATCGCGACTTTGAATTTTACCATCGCGACCATGAATAAATAATTCAGACCCCTGATTTTTAGAAATTTCTCTGGCAATTTTTGTTGCTTCGGCTTTCGTGTCCGTGTGCACAGTTGCCTTAGAATTTCCGGCGCCTTTAACATTCCAACCGCCGTCGGAACCGGGTACCACATGTTGGTTTTTACCCATATTTTTCACCTCGAAACAATAGATTAATTAAATAGCGCAACTGGATTGTGTCACTATTCACTTTAATTATACCCGATATAGGCGGGAGTTCAAGATTCAGATACCACATATAGGGGGTAATTACATTGTGGACAATTATTGAACAAATGATGAAAGATCAAGGAATGAATCAAGAACAGCTAGCTAAACGCATGAGAGTGCATTCTGGTGTTATTTCAGACTTCAAATTAGGCCATATCAAGAAGCCGAGCTTTGAACTTATGTGTAAGTTTGCCGATGCACTAGACGTGAGTTTGGACGATTTAAGAAACTAATAGGAGGCATGGAACATGGAGCGAACTAAAGTTGTTATCCCACAATTTTCAATTGAGTTACCAGCTGGTATTGAGTTGATCAGCACCGAAAAGCGTGAGCAACTTGAATCCGACCGGCAAGTCATCTGGGATTTGAACAAAGCTGTTGAAATGACAGGCTACACTAAAGCGGATTTGAAGAAAATCCTGACTGAATTTAAAAAGCGATTGGATATGGACAACGGTGGCTGTGTTTACTACCCATATCACGGTGGCAAATACAGCATGGAGTCATTAGGGTTTACGCAGTTTATTCGCAATAACTTTGCAGAAATCACGGGGTTTTTAAAGGGATGAAAAACACAAAACGCTTAATGAACATCGACCGCATCGTGTTTGGCATCATGGTCACATTGCTGATTGTGAGCCGAAACAGCGACATGGCATTTTGGTGGGCGACGGTCTTAATTGGCTATTTTGCAAGTTCAGTATTGCATACACCAGATTATTTTGAATCAAAGGAGAACAGCAAGTGAATCTGATAGAAAGAGTTATCACGAATAATATGGAAGTCCCAATCAAGTACGATGGCCATCAGTTAATGAAGTATGCGTTGCTGGTTCGTTATGATCAGCGGTTCAAAGAAGAGGTTGGAATCTCGTTTAGCGACCGCATGCGATTGGGTGAAGTCATCAGAGGACTAAGCCACGACGACATCGATGACATCATTGAAGTTTGGGCCGCAATCCACGGCGTTGAATCAGTTGAATTTGCCGAGTCTGATGAGCAACTTGATCAGATGATTATGTATGTGCTTGATGAGATTTGGGACAAAAAGGGGGATGCACGCAATGGATGAAATGAATCAGTTAGTTTTTATGCGTGAACTGCAGGCAGTAACAACCAGCTTGCAATTAGCAGAAGCTTTTGAAAAGAATCATCAGCATATCTTACGAGACATCGACAGTTTAAAAGATGTATCCAATTTTGGACAGATGTTTTCAAATGGAAATGAACCAGATTCATATGGGCGTAATAGGCGAATTTATTATATGAATCGTGATGGATTCACATTGTTGGCTATGAGTTTTACCGGAAAAAAGGCGCTGGAATTCAAATTGAAATACATCTCAGCATTCAATCAGATGGAAAAAGTAGTTAAGGAACCCATGCAACTGCCAACAACACCGCAGGAAATGCTTAAATTGGTTTTGCAAAATATGGGCGATTCAAATGAAAAGGTGGAAGCACTAGAAGACCGGATTGATGAAATTGAAGACAACGCACCTTTATCACCAGGCACATATAGCTTTATCTCGCGTCGAATTAGGCAGCGTGTTAGCGAAGTTGCTCGTGGATTTGGCAGATTATCACAGAAACAACGCGGACAGCTATACCGTGACATCAACCAGGGAGTTAAGCAGGTTTCTGGCGTTGACACCAGATCGCAACTGCGAGAGAAACATTACAAACTAGTGATGGACTTCATTCAAGATTGGGAACCAGCAACGGCAACGAAAACACTCATTCGACAATTTGAGATTTCTGATGAATAAGAAACGACGACCTAAGTTAAACATAGGCCGTCAGATAATATGGCACGTATCGGAATTTAGACAAAATAAAAAGCCTTACCGATTGGCAAGACTTTCCACAAACTAAAGATATAGTTTCCGCAAACAAATTATACTTCTTTATCTGTGGATAAGTCAATGAGCCGGTTTGAAGGCTTTTAATATGCTCCAAGCTCTGTAATTCTTAGTCCTTGTTAGTAAGGCATTAAGCGGGCTTGTTTCAGGTATTAACTTAGCGACCATAGATTAGAGGTAATGAATATGCGGAGTTACACACGGGAAAAAAAGATTTGGTGTGGGGATAGATATTTAGAAGTAGACGTGATTCCCAGAACGTTTAATGCTGATCAATATACAAAAAAAGGGATTCGGTCAAAACGTAAGCGAGAATCCGAACCGAAGCAAAAGAATCTCAATCAGAAGAATGCTAAAAGATACTTGATACAACTTGTGAATGCCAATTTCTACAACGGGGACTATTTCCTAACACTCACTTATCAAGATCCAATGAAACCTGAAACGATTGATGCAGCACTCAAAGAAGTTGGGAACTATATCCGGCGAATCAAGAGATTGTATAAAAATGCCGGGCATGACCTGCAATACATCCTAGTTACTGAGGGTGGGGATGAATCTGTCAGAATTAATCATCATATCGTGTTGAAAAGTGCAGTGGGTGTAACTCGGGATGAAATTGAAGAGTTATGGGCTAAGGGTCGTGGACGAAATCGAAAGCAACTGGGTTATGCGAATTGCAAAACAATTAGAGCTAATGACAACGGGGTAACTGGGATTGCGAGTTATCTCAGCAAAGACCCAAAAGGGAAAAAGCGCTGGTCATCATCTAAGAATTTGGCTAGACCTATTTCGCGAACTAATGATCATAAGTATTCCCAACGTCGATTGGAAAAACTAGCAAAGTTGCCTGACCAGGGGCAAGGCTATTTCGAAAATATGTATAAGGGCTATCAGATTACGGAGTTAGAGATTGAATATTTTGAAATGACAGGCTGGCACGTCTACTTAAAGATGTGGCGGATATAGGAAGAATGTGGAGTGATCGCGATGACTAAAAGAATAAAGCGGAGATGGTGGGTTCGTCATCCCATAAGTGGCAAATATTTAGGGGCAGATAACGGGTTAACGTGGGTTGACCTCGACAATCCACACTCAATTTCATTGAGTGAAAAGCAGATAAAAGTCTATCAATCCAGAGTTTTGGGACTGGCGTGAGGAAGATAAGGCGTACTTGCTAGAACAATATACCAAGTATGAACGAAAGCAACGTGATGGGTGGAGGTGATTGAATGCAACTCATTAAATTGAAGTTAGAGCAGCGCTTTGGCGTTGTTGTTGAAATTGTAAGCAGCTATGGTTATTTCGAAGGCGAACCGAAGTGTCACAACGACGAGTGCACATCCGAATTAATGCACTTGATTGACGATTGGCAAACGGGTGAAGCTGATTTGAAGTGGTACCAGCGTTGGCTAGGGATGAATGACTACGACTTTGAGCAGTTACTCGGATCAATCTACGTGGCCGATGTTATCGAATATGAGGGGAGCAATACTAATGCAAAAAGACCAATTAAAACAAGGTGACATTCTAAATAATGTCATGGACATCTTTGGCAACATGCACCGTCAAGTTAGCGTTATTCGTGATATGGACAATACCGTAACCGGTGAAGACCGCGACACTCATGAGCGCCGTGTATTCCACAAACAAGATTTGGAAATTTGGGGCAAGCATGGCTATGAGAGGGATGTCACCAAGAACAGCTTTGACCTTGAAGAGTCGCACCAATTGAAGTGGGGTGAATCTGAATTACTTGGCAGGGGAGCATCCCAAATAGCAAATACATCGCGCAGCTAATATTAACAGGAGGCACACCACTATGGAGATATCAATTAATTCAGAAACCAAGAGTTTAGTTTTCACCTCAGATAAGCCATTCACTCCGGAACAAATGACACTTGCTACCAAGCTATTTGAGAGTACAGCGGAAAATTCCGCCGAAGCCAAAAAATATAGGCGAGGGAACCAGATACAATTGAACGTTAAGTGCCGTGTGTGTGATCGGCAGCATTTAGTTGATGCAAATATTGGATATGACCAATCGTATCAATGTGAATGTGGGGAACGAATTAAGCTATTGCCAATAATCAAGGCAATGGGTTTTGTCGATTAATGGGAGGATTTTGCAATGCAATCAACAATCAATTTTGATTCAGAAATAGCACCCGATAAGCTTTGGGTCGTTGCCCAGCATGAGGAGATTGAACGCTACAAGAATGTGCGCCGTGCTGATGGCAGTCAAGAAATGCAAAAATACACAGTCATCCGAGCTTATGGCTGTGTCTGTGGTAGCAATGGGATGCCGTTAGTGTTTACCAGTAGGGGCGAAGCGACAGTTGCTGCCATCGTCTTATCTGAAAACATGAGCGACCAGCTACGTGCGTTTAAAGTTGGCAGTTTAAAAATGGAGGTTACGGCATGAGCATTGAATTCAAAGAAGCTAAGCGCAAGCAAGAACGTGGGATGTCAAACGAGGAATTTTTCAAGCTGTCAAGCATAGCCATGGATGACTATGACGCCATTGTCATCACCGGTCTTTCCAGTGATGGGGAAATAACGACCTATCGAACCAGCGATTCAAGTTTACAGACTATCGGTCTACTAGAATCGGCGAAAAGAGCATTGCTTGATGACATGGAGGTGAACTAATGAATGATAGGCATCGCCGAATTGAACGTCAAGCAAAAGAATTGGAACCTAATTGTTTTGACAAGTCAGCACAAGCCGTTATGGACGGATTTAAGACGTTTGTCAATGCAGTAGTAGACTTTTACGTTGAAGTGTTCAAAGCAATCGTGGCGACCTTAAAACCGATACTGACAGCAATCGAACGATATTTAGTGCAACAACGCAAACCAATCAAATGGCGCAAGTCAAATAAACGGAGGTAGCAACATGATAGAAATAACGAAAGAGATTTTAGTGAATGAAACAAATAAAACATATGATATTTGGTTCGAGCGATACTTAAAAAACTATGATATCAAGAAAGAGATGCTCATTCTTGCTAAACAAGGCAAAACAAGCATGAAGATTGCTATCAGAAGAAGTGAGATTAAGGAAAGTCGCGACGCTAGAATGGGATATGATTCTCGATTCGTCGATAAATTAAAAAAAGCATTCCCAGAAATGCGGATCTCCGTCGATATTAGAAAAGGTATGATGGGGAATGAGATTGGAAAAATAATTGAAATTAATTGGGGCACTGAATATCCAGGTGGCGACCTATGAGCATATTTTGGCTATGGTTTTTAACCAACCGAGGCATCACCGCCATCAAGTGGTTATGGGTAATTTACCCAATCATGGTGATCGCCACATTCATAATAATCAGTAGAGGGGTAAATAAGGGATGAAGCTAGGTAACGTATTCGGCATTATTGGCCGGGACCCGAAGATGAACAGCAATGGCACGGTGGTTATGTTCAGCATCGCCGTCAAGCGCCGTTATAAGGATAACCAAACAGGGCAATACGAGAGCGACTGGTTCAATTGCAAGGCATTTGGAGAGAGAGCAAAGATAATCGAACAAAACTTTCACAAGGGGTCAAAAATCCTCTTTGACGGAGATATGCGCAATAACAATTACGAAAAGAATGGCCAGAAGGTTTACAGCAACGAAATCGTAGTAAGTGACATTACGTTCATTGAATCGAAACAAGCTGCGAACGACGACAATCGACAAGTAGGAAGAAGCGAACCATTTCCAACGTCGGCGCCAGACTTGTTTGGCAATAATGGCGTGACTGTTGACCCAGATGACCTACCGTTTTAGGGCATAAAAAAAGACCGCGCTACCAACGCGGCCATCCCTTTGACATCCTACCAATATTATACCAAACAAAGGGGGGGCGTTGTTGGTTATTAACGTGAAACGGTTTGAATGGTTGCAAGAATATGAGCAACTCGATCATGATATCAAGTATTTAAAGTGGAATCTGTTGAAAACACAAGCTGAGCTAAGTCGTCGAGTGAGTGGTGATCTAAGCAATGATCACTTGGTGAAAGGGTCAAAAGGCGCACGCGTTGAAGAAGAGATTGCACGGCTGGAACAAGAATTGCAATGGCGTGTCCAAGCTCAACATGATTTGAGAGAGCTGGTAAGCTCATTTAATGGCATTGAGGAGCAAATACTCCGCAAGAAGTACATTGATGGGCAAACACTGGAAGAGATTGCAGAGGACAACGAGGTGCACTACACGCTGTCTTACATCCGCAAGAAACATGCCGAGCTACACCGCAGGTTAGATTTTCTAGATAAATGGGATGCTGATAAGTACGAATTGCAAGTTGTTGTCGGCGACCAGTTACGGTAGACTTACTAAGAAGTAAGTCTATTTTTTATTGGGGTGGGATACGATGTTTAAAGAGTTATATGTTTTTTTTGAAAAATGGAATAATAAAAGCACAGAACATAAGTTTATAATATTAGCTCGAATTATGAGCGCTCTATTAACCGTATTTATCGTACTTGTAATAGTGATTGATTGGACGGATATTTGGGGTATGGGAAATAAAGTGTGGCATCTTAGATTCTTTAATCATTTTTTTGTAGATAGTGACAATAAGTTTAATTGGATTGGTATTACGTCTGTACTGGCAATAATCTCACTAACGTTTACTGCTTGGGATAGTCGTAGAAAGTTTAAAGCCGATTTAATTTCGAAAAGTAGAATTAAATGGATTAATGAATTTAGAAAAATTGTTGCCGAGTATCTGCAACAAGTATCTGAATATTGGCTTTTAATGGCTAAATATAATAAGAGCGATGAACGGGGTAAAAACGAACTATTTTTAGAAGTGAACAATATTACAACGCGATTACAGAAGTCGTTGAGTTTGATTCAACTTCAATTTGGAGAAGGCAAAAGAAATAATGAATTTCTGGAATATTTTGAGATATTCTCAGTTATTGTGAATGCTAACAGATATGTTATCAATAAAATTTATGACGGTGAAGAAATAACCAAAGAAGAAAGTCAAACGTTGCTGAATATAGACAAAAACTGTAGAAAACATATTGGGGATGTAGTTGAGAAATCGAGGAAGTATTTAAAAGAAGAGTGGGAAAAGGCAAAAAAAGGTGAATAACCAATGTGACTTTTATGAGACCTCACAAAGTGTATGGTTTTATTGATTCGGGCGGTTTATAGTAATAGCATAGAAGTTTGCAAAAAAGGCACATCCAATCGGGTGCGCCTTTTTTGTTGTCTTTAATTAGGAGGTAGCGCAATGAAACCACGCAACGACATTCGTGAGAAGTACCTTGCTCAGTTGAAAAGAGTGAATGACTTTGCTGTCAAAGGTGGCACAATTAAGGACTACCGAGCACAGGTTGAACGGCTGAGATACTTAGAGCATTTCAGTTTAGCAGATAACAACCTCAGCTTTATGCGTAAGTATGATGCCCAGTAGAGTATGCTCCCTGGTCTAGCAAGTACCCCCGGCATCATTAGAAGGGAGGTGGTACCATCCGAGCAGACAAGCAGGGACCGCATCGCGTTGCCTTTGAGCACAACAAGAAGACAATCCTCAAGACGCAATCAGTCTGTGGCATCTGTGGTCAGCCAGTCGATAAGCAACTCAAAGCACCTGATCCAATGAGTCCGGTTATTGATCACATCATTCCAGTCAGCAAGGGCGGCCATCCATCAGCGATGGACAACCTGCAGCTTGCGCACTGGTCATGTAACCGACAGAAGTCCGACAAGTTGTTCGTTCAAAAAGAAGAGCCAAAGGTGATTGGCAATCGAAATCTGCCACAAAGCATAAAATGGATTAATTACAAAGCGCGTTAAATCAGCATTTTGACGGTCTGAAAGTAGGGGGGTTACTCCCCTACCGCGGGTCACAGAGTCCTTCACGCCGTCACTGTACATTTTTTCTCGCGCGAATGCGAAAGGAGTTGACAAAATGGCATTAAAAGGGAAGATTTATCTCAGTCAAAAGCTACAGCGACACCGTGCGCGGGCGTTGCTAAGATATAAGCAATATGCGATGAAACACGTCGATAATAGCTTCAGTGTGACGATTCCGCAATCAATTCGGAATCGGTATCGCTCAGTTTTGGGCTGGACAGGAAAAGGTGTTGACAGCTTAGCCGACAGATTGGTATTTCGAGAGTTTATGCACGACGATTTCGAAGCTAATGAGATTTTTGCAGTCAATAATCCCGATGTATTTTTTGATAGCGTGGTCTTATCCGCACTAATTGCGTCGTGTGCGTTCGTTTATATCTCCAAGGGGTCGGACGACTTGCCACGATTGCAAGTAATTGAGGCAACGAACGCCACGGGGGTGATTGATCCCATCACCGGTTTGTTGACGGAAGGCTACGCCGTTTTAGAGCGGGACAACTTGCATAATCCAGTTGTTGAAGCGTATTTCACACCAACAGAAACTCAGTTTTATTTCTCAGACCCCAAAATAGAAAATTTTGCCGAAGATAATCCAACGGGACACCCGTTATTAGTGCCGATTATCCATCGACCTGATGCGGTACGACCTTTTGGACGTTCTAGAATCTCGCGCGCTGGGATGTATTACCAACAGTATGCCAAACGAACATTGGAACGGGCGGAGATCACTGCCGAGTTCTATTCATATCCACAAAAGTATGTGGTTGGGTTGTCAAATGATGCCGAACAAATGGACACATTTAAAGCAACTGTTTCATCAATGCTGCAGTTTACTAAAGATGAAAATAACGATAGTCCAACGCTTGGACAATTCTCAACCTCATCAATGGCGCCGTTCACTGAACAGCTTAAAACGGCCGCTGCTGGTTTCGCTGGTGAATCTGGCTTGACAATGGACGATTTGGGCTTTGCCTCAGATAACCCATCGAGCGTTGAAGCCATCAAAGCTAGTCACGAGAACTTGCGACTAGCTGGTCGTAAGGCACAACGTTCGCTTGGTGCAGGTTTATTGAATGTGGCGTACCTTGCTGCATGTTTGCGTGATCAACAGCCATATTATCGTAGCCAGTTCAGCAAGACCGTACCGAAGTGGGAGCCGCTATTTGAAGCTGATGCGAGTGCATTGACTTTGATTGGCGACGGTGCACTCAAGTTGAATCAGGCAATCCCAGGTTTCATCGATGCTGAAACAATCCGCGATTTAACTGGTGTTAAGGGGGCGGATGGCAGTGGACAATGATATCGTGCCGGGATTGCTTGAAACAATCAACAAAGAGTTTGATCAGCGCACATTCAGTAGCGCCAAATTAAAATCGGCCTTGCAAGTTTTGCAAAGCAAAAAGGCAACGTACATTGATGTCAACAAGTATTCGGTGGAGGTCGGTGAGATTCTTGCCGATGTACTGGGCGCTAATGTCACGGCTGAATTGCTACCGGATGGCCGTATGTATTTCAATATTGCGAATCGTGTGATCAACGAGACACTACAAAAGAATTACGACTTGATTACGGGCTACGCTAGCGATGTGCAAACCCAGCTTAATCATTCGGCAAACATCCACATGCGCGCTCAAGTGCCTGACCTGAATCAAGACCGCGTGGACGGCATCGTTAACCGCGTTTCGAGTGAAGCGGATTTTGACAAAATTAAGTGGTTGCTAAATGAGCCAATTGTCACGTTCAGCCAGAGTATTGTGGACGACGTGTTGCAAAGCAACGTTGAGTTCCAAGCCAAGTCAGGATTGCGCCCCAAGATTACACGACGCGTTGTCGGCAAGGCATGCAAGTGGTGCAGTAGTCTGGCTGGTTCATACGATTACTTTGATAAGCCGGAAGAGATTTACCAGCGCCACGAACGATGCCGATGCACTGTTGAATACAATCCGGGTTCCGGCCGTCGTCAAAATGTCTGGTCAAAAAAGTGGGTTGATCCACAGCGGGATGCCAAGATTGAAGCACGTAAGCAACTCAATATTAAAAAGAAAACCCGAGCACCCAGCGAATAGTTGAGTGCTATTTTTGTAGTCAAAATTTAGGAGGAAAGCTTAATGGAATTTGGAAAAGCATTTGAACAAGTGAAACGAGGAAAAGGGATGCGACTCCCTCAATGGAGCGATGACGTTGTTATTCGTGCACAGTTTCCAGATGAACATAGTAAAATGACAGCCCCTTATTTATATGTCGAAAGTCGATTCGGTCGAGTACCTTGGCGTGAAACAAATATTGAATTATTTAGTGATCAATGGGAGGTAGTAGACTAATGGACTCACAAGATTTTATTGAAAAATGCAAACGGATCGTTGCGGATTACACGAATTCACATATGGATAGAACTGATGCCGCGGCGCCAATCATTCCCGAAGGTGTATTTGTCGTTTGGAGTTGTAAAACATTGCAAAATAACAAGGCACTGCTTAGCACAAGTGTTACCGATGGGATGTACTACGAAGTAACCTATAACGGTAATCGCGACGAAATCTATTTTGATGCTTACAAGAAGTTTGAAAACCAGTGCATTAAGCTTTAATCACACCAATCGACCTAAGCATGTCGTTAAACTGCGGATAAGATTGAAGGAGGACTGAGCCATGACTACTACAGTTCGATTTGGCAATCAGCATCCTACTCAATCGGTAATATTGCCATATCACGAATCCATGTATCGCGAAGCGGTCGAGATTTACGAAAAAACCGGTAATGAATTTTACGCATGGCAAGCTGAAATGCTGGAACACGTCATGGCCGTTGATCAAGACGGATTATGGACGCATCAAAAGTTTGGATATTCAATCCCGCGCCGTAATGGGAAGACCGAAGTGATTTACGCGGTTGAAATGTGGGCGCTTAAAAAAGGCTTGAATATCTTGCATACCGCCCACCGGATTAGTACGTCACACTCTTCATTCGAAAAACTAAAAAAATATTTAGAGAAGAGCGGATATGTCGAGGGTGACGACTTTAATTCCATTAAGGCAAAAGGGCAGGAGCGACTTGAACTTTATGCAACCGGCGGCGTTATTCAGTTTAGAACGCGGACATCCAGCGGTGGTTTGGGTGAAGGCTTTGACATCCTGATTATTGATGAAGCCCAAGAGTACACCACCGAACAAGAATCAGCTTTGAAATACACCGTCACCGATAGTGACAACCCAATGACCATCATGTGTGGGACACCGCCAACCCCTGTTTCGAGCGGGACAGTTTTCTCAAGTTATCGGGAGAGCACCTTGTTCGGAAACAGCAAGTATTCAGGTTGGGCGGAATGGTCTGTTGAAAAGATGACCGATATTCACGATGTCGATGCGTGGTATCAGTCGAATCCGTCATTGGGGTATCACTTAACCGAACGGAAAATTGAAGCTGAACTTGGAGATGACAAGCTAGATCATAATGTGCAACGTTTGGGCTACTGGCCGAAATACAATCAGAAGTCCGCCATCTCTGAACGAGATTGGCGGCAACTGCTGGTTAAGGCCATGCCTGTATTTAAGGGCAAGTTGTTTGTCGGGATTAAGTACGGCAATGACAACACCAATGTTGCCATGAGCGTCGCAGTCCGCACGCTATCAGGCAAGATTTTTATTGAAACAATCGATTGCCAATCAGTTCGGAATGGTGATCACTGGATAATCGGTTTTTTGAAAGAAGCTGACGTTTCGAAAATCGTGATTGATGGTGCTGCGGGGCAAAAGATGCTCGATGATGACATGCGCGATAGCAAGATTAAAGGTGCCGTACTACCAACCGTGAAAGAGGTTATCAAGGCAAATTCACTTTGGGAAAACGGGATTTACCAGCGGACAATTTGCCATGCTGGACAACCGTCATTAACCAAGGTTGTGACCAACTCTGATAAGCGGAATATCGGTACCAACGGTGGATTCGGATATCGGTCGCAATTTGATGATATGGACATCAGTCTTATGGATAGCGCGATGCTAGCACACTGGGCTTGCACCGAGTTTAAACCAAAAGCAAAACAAAAAGTCAGATATTAAAACGACATCTATTAGGTGCCATTTTTTTAGTGTCAAAAATTACCGATACAGCCGGGAAAAGCTGGGAAAGGACATTAACATGACATTTAAAACAATCGAAACGCAAGAGGAACTAGACGCGATTATCAAGGACCGCATCGAACGTGTAAAGGAAAAATATGCGGACTACGACCAATTGAAATCACGCAACGAAGAATTGACGGCCGAAAATTCGGCCCTACAAACGACGGTCAGCGAAACTAGTGAAAAGGTCAAAGGGTTTGACCAAGAAAAAGCCGACATGATGGCTAAAATTTCAGGATTCGAAACAGCCAATTTACGGACAAAAATTGCCCTAAAAAATGGCTTGCCAATTGACCTCGCTGATCGTTTGCAAGGTGATGATGAAGAGGCAATCACCAAAGATGCAGAGCGCTTATCGGGATTTATGAAACCGATGAACCCAACGCCGCCGCTTGCTGACCCAGAAGGACATCAGGGCGCTGACGGAAATGAAAAGTATAGAAGTTTACTCGAAAACATGAATATGGAGGAATAGAAAATGGGAGTATTATCAAAAGCAAGTTTATTTGATCCAGAATTAGTGACTGACTTAGTGAACAAGGTGAAGGGCAAAAGCTCCCTTGCGGTTCTGGCGAAACAAGTACCAGTACCGTTCGATGGCAGCAAAGAATTCACGTTCTCAATGGACCAAGATATTGATATCGTAGCCGAAAATGGGAAGAAAACACATGGTGGTGTGACGCTCGCACCAGTGACGATCGTGCCAATTAAAGTAGAATATGGTGCTCGTGTATCGGAAGAATTTATGTTTGCCTCAGAAGAACGTAAGATTGAAATTTTGAAGGCATTCAATGAAGGCTATGCCTTGAAGTTAGCGCGTGGGATTGACTTGATGGCGTTTCATGGCATTAATCCACGAACAAAGGTAGCTTCAACGATCATTGGCAACAATAGTTTTGATGGAAAAGTGACGCAAACTGTTGATTTTGACAAGGCTAATCCAGATGCCAATATTGAAGCAGCAGTTGGTATGGTGCAAGGATCAGAGGGCTCTGTAACTGGGATGGCGATGGATACCGTAATGTCAGCCGCATTATCTGCAATGCGGACTAGAGATGATGTGCGTGTGTTCCCTGAATTAACTTGGGGTGCTAACCCTGGTTCAATTAATGGATTACCTACAGATATTAACAGAACCGTTTCGGGTGGTGGCGATGATTTAGCAATCGTCGGTGACTTTGCCAACATGTTCAAATGGGGTTATGCAAAAGAAATCCCATTGGAAGTTATCCCTTATGGTGATCCTGATAATTCTGGCGAAGATTTGAAAGGGCACAACCAAGTTTACCTACGTTCAGAAACTTATGTTGGCTGGGGCATCATGGATGGCACTCAATTTGCACGTGTTATCAAACCTAAAGTGGAGGCTTAATCATGGAATATCAAAACACAAAAACAGGCTTTATTTTAATGACAGATTGCAAAATTTCAGGTGCCAACTGGGTACGGATTGATAAATCCGAACCAGTGGGACAAGCACCCGTCCCAGCACCTAAAGTAGCAGAAAAAGTGGAACAGCCTGCGGAAACACAGGTATCAGCAGATGAACCCAAACAAGAACCGGAAACACCAGCAGTTAGTGAAGACATGGCCGGATTCGATGGTGTCACTCGCAACCAAATTATGCAAGAACTGGACGCGCAAGGCATCAAGTATGATCCTAAAGCTAAAAAACAAGTGCTCTATGATTTGATGATGAGCCAAGGGGAGTGATGGCATGAAGCCATTCGCAACAATTGAAAACGTTGAGACCATGTGGCGCAAGTTGAAGCAAGATGAGGCGGCCAGAGCAACTGCGCTTTTGGATGTCATTTCAAACGCACTACGACTTGAAGCGCGCAAAGTTGGTAAGGATTTAGACAAGATGGTCGCATCTGATGAAGTTTACGCCAGCGTTGCTTGCTCAGTCACAGTGGATGTGATTGCACGCACATTGATGACATCCACCAATCAAGAACCAATGACGCAGATGACCCAAAGCGCACTTGGCTACTCCTATTCAGGTTCATACCTCGTACCTGGTGGCGGGATGTTCATCAAAAATTCTGAATTGAGCCGGTTAGGCTTAAAACGGCAAAGATATGGGGTGATTGATTTTTATGCGGAAGATACAAGGGATCACGATCACATTAATTGACCAGGTTGAAACGGTCAGAGACCCGCTTGGCAATCCAATCGTAGAAGATAAGCCGGTCAAAGTGGACAACGTACTCGTTGCCCCAGCATCGGCCGATGATATCACGAACCAGCTTAACTTGACGGGGCGCAAGGCGATTTACACGCTTGCAATCCCCAAGGGTGATACCCACGATTGGGAAAACAAGCCAGTTGAGTTTTTCGGCCAGCGCTGGAAGGTGTTTGGCATTCCACTCGAAGGCATCGACGAGCTTATCCCACTCGATTGGAACAAGAAAGTGATGGTGGAGCGTTATGAGTAAAAAAGGATTTGCTCTTAATTACGCTGGCGTTGGACAGCTGCTAAAGTCGCCTGAGATGCAAGCCGTCTTGACGGAGCGGGCAGCTGCTATTCGCAAGCGGTGCGGTGATGGTTATGAACAAGACATTTACGTCGGCAAGAACCGTGCCAATGCAATGGTGCGCGCTGAAACCATTAAGGCGAAGCGCGACAACATGAAAAACAACACCATCTTAAAGGCGGTGCGCTAATGATTGAAGTCACTATTTTAGATTTTTTGAACACGCACTTGTCTGTGCCGGCTTACACCGACCGCCAAAACAAGATGCCAGCTAGCTACGTTATTTTTGAAAAAACAGGTGGTGCCAAAAAGAACCATCTGCTTTCTGGCACCTTTGCATTCCAAAGCTACGGCAAGTCAAAATACGAAGCCGGCATGTTGAATGAAGAATTGAAGCGGGTTGTTGAAGACTTGATCACGCTGGATGTAATTAGCGGGGTTAGCCTCAACAGCGACTACGATTTCACAGATACGACAACTAAGGAATACCGCTATCAAGCGGTATTTGATATTAATTATTATTAGGAGGCATATTAATGGCAGATGCAAGTAATGTAACAACCGCCAAACCAAAAGTTGGTGGTGCGATTTATACCGCGCCAAAAGGGACGGAACTTCCTAAAGACGCCATTACCAAATTACCCGATGCATACAAAGGATTAGGGTACATTTCAGACGACGGGTTAGTTAATACGAACTCGGGTAAGGCTGAAACAATCAAGGCGTGGGGTGGCGCTGTTGTTAATTCAACACAAACTGAAAAGGAAGATACCTTCCAATACACCTTGCTGGAAGCGACAAACGTTGAAGTGTTAAAAGAAGTCTATGGGCCTGACAATGTGAAAGGCACGTTGGATACGATGATCGAAATTAAGGCAAACGCCATCGAACTGCAAGAGCATGTGCTTGTATTCGATATGGTGCTAAAGGACGGTAACTTGAAACGAATTGTTATTCCGAACGGGAAGGTTTCTGAAATTGGTGATATCACCTATGCCGATGGGGATGCAGTTGGTTACGAAACAACCTTATCTGCAATGCCGGATGACACACCAGAAGCTAATACTCATTACGAATATATGCAAAATCCAAAGGCAACAACTGATCCAGAAGGTGCGCCAGCATCTGGAACAGAAAATAAGTCAACCATGGGGGCTAAATAATGTTTTTAGAAGGAAAAACGAAATCGGGATTTAAATTTTCAATCTCAAAAGAGCAGTTAGAAAATTATGAACTGCTTGAAGCGCTTAGCGAGCTTGAAGATGATGCAATGGCCTTGCCCAGAGTAATTAAATTACTTTTGGGTGATGATGGTGCTAAGCGTTTGAAAAACCATGTGCGAAAACTTGATGGCATTGTGCCACCCGAAGCGATGGCGGATGAAATCAAAGAGATTTTACAGAGTCAAAAACAAACAAAAAACTAATGATCCTTGCCAAGATGATTAAGCTGGACGAAGATGCCTTAATCAGTGATCTCGCTGAAACCTACCAAATATACGACTATCAGCAGCTACCGTTATCAACGGTGGCTGCTTTTTCGTGTAATTTGCGCAATGATTCACGCATCAAATTGAAGATGAACCAGCAAGCAGTGCCAGTCAATACGCAAGTGCTCATGGGGATTCTAGATGCGGTGAACCTGTTGTTGTGGTCGCGGTCTAAGGATGCTGAGCGCGGTGCCAAACGACCGCAATCAATCCTAGATGCCGTTATGGGCAACCAGAAAAAGCAATCTGCGGATTCGGCAGCCACTTTTGACTCCGGCGAGGATTTCGAACGAATTAGAAACAGATTAATCACAGGAGGTGAGCCAAATGGCGACTGAGCTTGGACAAGCCTACGTACAAATTGTGCCATCAGCCAAAGGCCTTAGCGGTGCTATCAAAGGGCAGTTAGATCCTGAGGCGGATTCAGCGGGTAAGAGTGCCGGCTCTAAAATTGGCACCGGCATTAAGCTTGCCGCAATTGCTGGTGTGGCCGCCGTTGGTGCCACACTGGGAAAAATTATCTCGTCATCATTGTCGGAAGGTGCCGACCTCCAACAATCGCTTGGCGGGATTGAAACACTGTTCAAGGGCAGTGCCGACAAGGTTAAAGGTTTCGCAAATGAAGCATATAAGACGGCTGGGCTGTCTGCGAATGCCTACATGGAAAACGTGACGAGCTTTAGTGCTAGCTTGCTCCAATCCGTTGGCGGTGACACCGAAAAGGCGGCCGACATCGGTAACATGGCCATGATTGACATGTCCGATAATGCCAACAAGATGGGGACGAGCATTGGCGATATCCAGCACGCTTACCAAGGTTTCGCCAAGCAGAACTATACCATGCTCGATAACTTGAAGCTTGGTTATGGTGGGACAAAGGAAGAAATGCAACGGCTCTTAACCGATGCACAGAAGATATCCGGCCAGAAATACGACATGAGCAATTTAGCCGACGTTTACAACGCAATCCATGTTGTACAAGGTGAATTGGACATTACTGGCACGACTGCCAAAGAAGCCGCCAGCACGTTTAGTGGTTCGTTTGAATCGATGAAAGCTTCACTCTCCAACGTGCTTGGTAAGTTGTCACTGGGGCAAGATATTGGGCCATCGCTACAAGCTTTGGCAGAAACAACATCAACATTCTTATTCAACAACTTCATTCCGATGGTCGGTAACATTTTAAAGGCGTTACCTGGTGCAATCACGACATTCATTGCAGATGCCGCCCCCAGCTTCATGGCGGGTGGGCAACAACTGATCAGTGGATTAACACAAGGCATGGCAGGTGGCCCAAGTGCTGTCACCGCGTCATTGGGTGGCATTATGTCAACAGTGACGCAATTTGGATCAACGGTTAAAACAGCATTGCAATCAATCTTCCAATCGATTGGGCCGGTTATCTCAAGCACGTTGGGGACAGTCTTCACGCAACTACCAGCACTATTCACGACCGTTGTAGGTGCGATTACACCAATTGTGCAAATGATTGGTGACGCATTTACCAAGCTTGATTTCAGTGGTTTGCAAAACTTAGTGTCGGCGATTGTGCCAGCTGTTACTGCCGGCTTTAGCACAATGATGGGCGTTATCGGTCCAGCGATTTCAAATGTAATCACGTCGTTTGTCGGATTGTGGAATGCAGCCCAACCACTCATTTCAGTATTAGCCAGTGCACTAATGCCAGCACTTCAAATAGTGGGCGCCTTTTTAGGCGGGGTGTTCAAAAGCATCTTGTCGAGTATTTCAATCGCATTCGATGCCATTCGAATTGCAATCGGATTTTTAACGCCGGTTATTCAAGTTCTGGTCGCCGCCTTCAACTTTATTGCGCCGGTATTAACGACTGTAGCCAGTTGGATTGGTCAACTTGTCGGATTATTCGGCAATCTGGGTGGTGTCAGCACCACCTTGAGAGCTATTATCTCCGATAGCTTTAACGGGATTAAATCAGCTATTTCGGTCGCTGGTAGTGGTATCTCAGCCACAATTGAAATCATTAAGGGTGTTTGGACATCACTGAGAGCGGCAGGCTCCGCACTTGGGTCAATGTTGTCTGCAATATGGTCTGGGATTAAGTCCTCAGTGTCGATTGCTGGCGGTGGGATTAGTGGTGCAGTAAGTGGCATTCGAGCCGCTTGGAGTGGATTGCAAGCAGCCGGGTCAGCGCTTAGAGCCGCGATTTCAGGTGTTTGGGCTGGCATTACTGGTGCAGTTCGTGTGGCACAGACAACTATTTCAGGCATCGTAGGTAGCATCAAGTCAATCTTCGGTAGTCTCGGTAACATTAATTTAAGCAGCGCCGGACACGCCATCATGAATGGATTTCTTGGCGGATTACAGGCGTCATTTGAAAAGGTCAAAGGATTCGTTAGCGGTATTGCTGGTTGGATTAAGGAGCATAAAGGCCCAATTAGTTACGATGCAAAGTTATTAATACCAGCCGGGAGTGCAATCATGGGCGGACTTAACAATAGTCTGCAAGATTCATTCCGAGATGTGCAATCAACCGTCTCAGGCATGGCCGACAAGTTGAGCCTATCAATGACGCCAGCTATTGCATTTGACGAACCAGCCGCTTTGACTGGCAACAACCTCGCGCAGATGATGCGCCCAACACCAGCGGTTTACAACACCTATTCAGCACCAACCCAAGACGCAGCCAACAATGTGGAAATGATCGACTTACTCCGCATAATTGCCGATAAACGTACCGTGGTCGATGGCTCTTCGTTCGCGTCGGCTTATGAAGAATACGGTTCGACTGAGACCGCACGTCGAAGCCAGTTAAAAGAAAGGGGCCTTGCAATTGACAATAAAATCTAAGTATCAATACGGGATTGAATTTAATGGCCACCGCTCCAACGACTTTGGCCTGGATGTCCAAGATAAAACAGTTGGTATGCCTGCCAAGAATAAAATCACGCAGGCTATCCCTTTCAGTAATACCGTTCTGGATATCTCGGATTTATATGGTGGCCAGACGTACAAGGAGCGCACCGTTAAAATCACGTTCATTGTCCGCGACGGTGTTGATCCGTCGAAAGAGCGCCTATATTCGTTATGGACGCAGGTTGTTAACTGGTTGATGGCACCAGGGCGTAAAGTTAAATTGAAAGATGATATCATGCACAACTATTACTATTTGGCAGAAGTCGAGAAAGAGCCCTCATGGGACGAGATGCGCGCCTACGGAAAATTATCAGTTGAGTTTAACTGCTACCCATTTCGCATTGATGAACTGGAAGAGGGCAACGATATTTGGGATGAGTTTAACTTTGAATTAGATATTGCCCAAGTGACGGATTTCGAAATTGTCGGCAGCCGGACAATCACGCTCTTTAATATGGGGGTCACGACTATCTCGCCAGAAGTTGTGGCAACTGCACCGTTTACGATTGAAATGGGTGGGCAACGGTTCACGCTTAACGCTGGGACTTATAGCAGTCCAGATTTCATGCTGCCAACTGGAGAAGTTGCCATGACCGTCATTGGAACGGGGAAAATATCATTTAACTGGCATAAGGAGTTGATCTAATATGTATCGGGTGACGGTAAGAAACGGCTGGAACGGCGCGGAGCACACAATTCATTCGGAAAACTTAAATGACACCAAGCTATTAACAGCGAAGATTACGAGGAACATCGATTCAATTGATTCATTTCAGTTTAGTATCAGCCCCAAGTCACCCTATTACAATGACTTCAAAGGGATGACGACGTTCGTTAAGGTGACGATTTCCAAACGTAATCAGGTGCTTTTTGAGGGCCGTGTGCTCCCGACAACCGATTCGATGGCAACCAGTGGTGAGTTTAATAAAGAAATCACCTGTGAAGGGTTGCTGGCGTTTCTGCACGATTCAACGCAGGACTATTACGCGTTAGCAAACAACGACTTGAAGTCGTTCTTGCAACACATGATTGATGTGCATAACCGTCAAGTTGATGCGTTTAAAAAAATCAAGCTGGGGCAAGTTACAGTGACTAGCCCGTCTGATAATGTCTACAAGTCGATTGATGACTCAAAGACGACCTACGAGACCATTAAAGATAAACTGATCACGAAGTACGGTGGTGAGATTCGACTGCGCCACGAACCGGACGGGTTATACCTCGACTACATGCCTGAGATTGCCATTCAAAGCAATCAAGAGATTCGATTAGCGAGCAATCTGCTATCCATCAAAAGGACAATTGATCCTAGTGCGATGTATTCGATTATCAAACCCCTGGGCGCACGGGCTGAAACAACGACGCAAGCCGATGAAGGTAATACCGATATTTCACAACCACGATTAACAATCGAGACTGTCAACGCTGGCAGTCCTTTTTTGGTATCACAAAAGTTGGTTGATCAGATAGGTCGTGTGGTGCATCCAGAGGTTTGGGACAACGTAAAAGTCGCGTCAATCCTGAAATCAAAAGGGCAAGCGATGCTGGATAGCCAACGAGAAATTAAGGAACAGTTTCAAGTAACGGCTGTTGATTTGAGCCTGTTATCTGGTATGACAGTTGACAGCTTTGAATGCGGTAATTATCACCAAACAATTAATCCTTTAATGGGGATTGATGAACGGTTGCGGATTGTTGGTCAGTCATTGGACTTATGTGAACCGCTCAACTCGACTTTATCAATCGGGGATAAGTTATTGGGTCAAGCTGACTATGAAGCTCTTATCAAAAAGCAAGGCGAAGCGATTGACGAAATCAAGAGTCGAGTGGCTGCGCAGACGGCTAAGATTGTGACAATTAGCAACGAATTGGGTGAGATCGGAAGCATCAAAGAGGCTCAATCTACTCAAGATGAGTTAATTAAAGAACTTCAGGAACAAGTGCAGAAACTCCAAGAGCAAACAGTTGGAGATCAATACTACGAAGGTTCGATTATTGATGTTTCAGAGTTCCAAGGAACTATCAATTGGTCTCAGGTTGTAAGTGGCGGATTAGCACTATCTATTATACGTGTGCAATCTGGTAGTTCTCATATAGATGGAACATATACAGCTAATATTCCTAATGCCATTAGTGCAGGAGCAAACTACGCTGTTTATGCATACTTCTCGGCTCTTAATGCAGCTGATGCTGAGATTGAAGCAAGAGACTTCTATAATAGAGCTACTTCGGCTATTGGTAGTCGTAAGCAACCTAGATTCTGGATGATTGATGTCGAGCGAAACAGCGTAACGAGTGGAACACTGTCCGCAGCTGTAACGGCTTATATGAACAAGCTTAATGCGTTAGGCATTCCAGATTCTAAGATTGTTATTTATGTAAGCAACGCTTTATATCGTTCGATAGACGTTAGTCGAACTCAGATTTGGATTCCTTCTTATGGTGCTAATGATGGAACTATTAGTAATTCTAAGAAGCCTTTATATCCTTATGATTTATGGCAATATACTAGTGTTGGGCGTGTCAGCGGTATCTCAGCAAACGTTGATATGAGCACAGACCCTAGTGATAGATTCAAGAAAACTTATTTAACAAAGGGGTGAGAAAATGGCAGAAGATATTTTAGGTTGGACTACTAAGAAAGTTACGTTTGACAAGCAAGTTGATTATCATGATGATACACCAACACCAGCTTTAACTGTCAACCCGTCAACAGACTTAGTACAAGCCGCCGCAACAAACTCAGACCAGATTGCAGACAAGATGTTTGGTAAAGACGTACGTAAATCATTAGCTCAATGGGTGTTACTGGCTGGGTATATGCTCGAGAAAGGTCTGATTACGCTTCAACAATTTCAAGCCGCCTTAAACAGCTTTGAAGATATCATGGAAAATCGTCAGGTTGAGGTTGAGGACCGTCAAACAGATTTGGAGCAAGAGTTTAAAGATGTTATAGCAAATGCTACTGTTGATAGCGAGGTTATTAACGCTAGAAACTCTAATATTTATGGTAAATTCCCAACACTAGATGGACGTATTGAAAACATTGAACAAATGTTAGCAATGGCTATACCATCAGGTTATTTAGTAACGATTAAACATGGTCTTGGACGTAATCCAGACGTTACAGTTAGTTATTACGAGGATGCTATCGGTATAGAAATTGGAGGGCTTGGTAAAGCTACTATATTTGGTGGTACCAATGCTAAATTTATAGAATCCACGGCTAGTTATGTTGATGCTAATAATATTAAGATTGAACTTCCTGCTGGTTTTGCATTAAAAGGATATCCAGTCTATCAACCTGCTGACCGTTGCTGGTATATAATTGATAAGAATCGTATCTTACGATTTGATTTAGGCGTTAAGAGTAGTGACCATCCAAATGACGGTGACCAAAGCCAACCGTAGAGGCTCCTAAATTTCTAGTGGTAAGTCCTGTAAATGCAACAACTACAAAATTAGATTGGGTGTGACGTGAGTGATTTATTATATTTATCAGAACAATGAAAAAATTAAAGAGGTTACGGATGCTAAGACTGTTACAATTACCGGTTTAGCACCTAACACAAGTTATACCTATGCTGTCAGTGCTTGGAATGGTATTCGAGAGAGTGCAAAATCGAATGTTGTCACTGTAACTACGTCAGCAATTCCAGTAACTGCAATTACGTTGTCAATCAGCCAAACAATGGAAGTTGGCAATTCGATTAAGGCGACTGTTACTTTGGCACCGACAGATGCGACGAACAAAGCAGTTACTTACAAATCAAGTGATACAACCATCGCTACGGTGGCTGCAGATGGTACTGTCAAGGCGATTAAACCTGGTACAGTAACCATTACTGCAACTGCATCCAGTGGTAAGGCGGCAACGGCTACGATTAAAGTATATGAAGCATTAGTAACTGTAACTTCTTTAGCAACTTCCAATGTAACATCAAGTGCTGTTACCCTAACATGGGTTTAGTAAAGGGGTGATTCCTTGAATTATAAGGTATATGAAGGTTCAACACTCAAGACAACTGTTTCAAGTAAAACGGTAACCATTACGGGTTTAATGCCATATACAAATTATACTTTTGGTGTTATTCCCAACAATGGCTTAAGAGATGGTGTACGTAAAGAAATCACGGTAAAGACACCTGGCATTAGGTTCAACATTCCAAAGACGCTGACAGTTGGCTCAACTATTACGTTACGTTACGAAGAGTACGCATTAGGATTAGTTCCAATTGGTAATGAACCGTCTGGCATGTTCGGTGGTGGGGGTAAGCAAAATTTATCTGCAAAAGTAATCAGCACAGCAAATGGTAGCAGTTCAGTTGAAGTTGGTTCAGTATCTACACCATACGCATCGTTTGTCGACGGGGATACGTTCACTGCACAACCAGATGGAACATGTGCACTGTTTAGCGAATACAAAGCACTTTATTACTAAAGAAAAGAGGAGATACAATGGCAGAACTAACCAAAATTTTTACAGGTATGGAAAAAGGGCCGGAAGCTATTCAGGCCAATTTTAATTTAGTGAAATCAGATTTGATGAATTCTAAATTAGTTGATACAGGTTGGGTTAAGGTTGCATTAGAGAATGCAACTGGTGACGTTTTTATTCGAAAAATTGGGAAACACGTTATGATGCGCGGTTCATTTAAAACAACAGTTAACTCATCTGTAACGAACCAATTGTCACTAGTTGGTAGCTTTCCAGATGAATTTAAAAGCACGACCAGCTATAGCCCTATTATTGAGTTGGCAGGTCCGTGGGACCCACACTATATTATGGTCCAAGTAGCTTGTAACTCTGGAAAAATCGCACAAATCGGTGGCACCCAAGGGACTACTGTGTTCATTGAATCTATTAGATGGGAGGTCGATTAAAATGAAAATTCAATATGAAATTGATGGACAAGGTGTTCTAACAGGCAAGAGTAGACTAGTTGATGATGATGTAGTAGAAACTACAATTTTTAAAAATGCTTGGGAAAATGATGGATATTTAAATCATAGTTACGATGTTATTAGCAGTAAGTGGGTTGGGAATAACGATGGATTAGAACAAGCAGAGTTAAAACCAGATGATACTGACCAAATCAAATTATTGGTTGGTAATCTAGTAGCAGAAAATGCCAAGAAAGACCAATCTATCAAACAACTACAGACAATGACCGGAACATTAGTGGCGCAAATTGCTGAACTTAATAAAGGAGGGAATTAATATGTATGAAATGATTAAACAATGTTATGACTGGGGCGTTTACACTGCCGACTATGTAAAGAGTTATTTTGTGGATAAATATCAATCAATCACTCAAGAACAATATGAACAAATTGTAGCGGCTAAACAATAGTCGCTTTTTATTTGGATGGAGGGAGGAACGATCTTGCACGGATTGGGAGGATTAACGTGGGGTGAATGGGCTTCACTGATTGCGATTATTACTTTTATTGCAGGCTTAATCAGCCTGCTTTTTAAATACGCAGTTTTCGCACCATTTCAAGGGGATATTAAAGAGCTTAACCATAATTTTAAGCAGCTCAATAACAATCTGTCTGACTTAAAAACAGACATCAAACGTTTGGACGAACGGGCAGACGAACACGACCGGCGACTAGATCGGCATCACGAACGTTTAAAAAGTTTAGGAGGGTACAAATGATTAAAAAAGTAGATTGGCATTCAAAAGTACTGTGGACTTCGCTGACAGCTCTAGTCATTGTGTTAGTTCAGCAAGTGGCCAAGGTTTTCGGGATTGAATTCAGCAACGATTTAGCCAACCAAGTACAAGGCATCGTCAATACGGTGCTTACCATTCTAGGATTAGTCGGTGTCGTCTATGACACCACGAAGGGAGATCCAAAATGAAAAAATTAAATAACCTAGTAGTCGCCTTTGGGGCGGCTATTTTAGTTGCATCAAATTTAGCAAGTGGCGTACAAGCTTATTCGATTGATAATACTTATAAGCTTGCGGACAATGAAGGGTCCGCGTACAAGACTAGCAACAATTATATTATTCTGCACGATGTCGGTACCGAATCAAAAGCGTGGGAAAACGCCAGTTATTTAAAACGTGCTTGGCTGTCCACACAATCTTATGTTCAGTATTATGTTGGCGACGGTGGCAAGGTCTATTCAGGCGGTGCAGAAGGTTATCAAGCTTGGGGTGCCGGGGCGGTTGCCAACGCCGCTTCACCTGTTCAAATCGAATTAGCCCACACGTACGACAAGACCCAGTTCGCCAAAGATTATGCAACTTATGTTAACTTAGCCCGTAACAGTGCGATCAAATACGGTATTCCGCTCACACTAGATGGTAACGGCCGCGGGATTAAGACGCACTTATGGGTCACCAACAATATTTGGGGTAACCACACCGATCCCTACGATTATCTAGCACGGTTCGGGGTGACAAAACAGAAGTTATCTCATGACTTACAGACTGGATTGCCTGAAGATGGCACCGCAACCGTGCCATCAAAGCCCACACCAACTACACCAAGTAATCAAAATGAATGGGCGGAAAACTGGCACTTTACTAACGGCGACCAACCAATCCAAGCGCGCCTTGGACAGCCCTCACTTAGCGCACCATATGCAGGCAAATTACCAGCGTGGACAACCATCTACTATGATCGCGTTGCAGTTCGTGACGGTTATGTTTGGTGCCACTGGACAACCAATAATGGTGATTCGGTATGGATGCCGGTTCATCCAGTCGGAGCAGCCAATAATGTTTGGGTGTCATTTGACTAACATAAAGCACTAAAAAAAGCCCTCGTGTGAGGGCTGTACATAAATTATTTCAATTTTGACTGTTTCATAGCTTCATAATAACAAGCTATATGTGTAAGAATAATTATTTCATCATCAGGCATAGTATGAGCTTGGATAGATACCCATTTTGAAGCAAATTCTTTTGAAAATGCGTCAGCTTGTTCTATACCCCAGATATGATCACCATGAGTTAAATTTGTGTATATTTTCTCTAGCTGGTAATTACCTTGCTCATGCATTTTTTGAGGACGTATTCCATAAATAGAGTCTGTTAATTCACACATTTTTTCGTAATCAAGATTCTCAACAGCAGATCGAATGGCGGGAATCTTTGAGCTAATAACTTCTCTATAATTTTCTAGGATATCTTCATTTTTAGTGTTTGATAACTCAATAGTCATGCAAGAAATTAAGTCATCGATTGGATATGTTTGTTCGAAACGTTTAGCTAGCATATTGCGAATTGCTATAAGTGTATCAAGCGTTGAAAGATTAGTGGGAATTTTTTCTGATTTCCATATATTTAGTTGTCGATTAACGATTTCATTTAAAGAATCTGTAGCTAATCTCATTAGTTCAAATCTTGATTGAATGTAATCTTTTAATATGAAGAATGGAAATTTTAAGTCTTTAATATTATCGTTTTTATTTGAATAGATTCGAATACCTACTATTGGAATACGTGAAGAACTGCTATTAACTATGACCCAAGGGGAGTACTGAATCTCCTTATTTTTTTGAAGAAAATTAACCCTATTAGTCTCAAAAGGATGAGCCATTGATAACGAGCGAAAGTATCTGAAAAATTGTTCATCCGTGGGGCATTCATCAGCTGAAAGCTCCAACTGATTCATACAGATTTCTTTAAAGTATAAGTAAGCATCCTTATCATTTGAGTTAGCATATTTATTTTTAAACTTTAGATTTCGTTGCAATTCGTTGATAGCGTCGAGCACCATACATGCATACATAATGAATATAAGAAAATCAGTTTCAGTTTTTGGAGTTTCTGAATGTTGGTTTAAGTACTTGATACTATCGTCGACGCGATCCATTATTGCACAATAAAGATTAAAGCTACTTTTATAACGTTTATCGTGCATGAATATAGGAGTTAAGTTAATCGCATTGCGAAAATCTTTACAAATTTCAGGATTCAAAAAATCAGCCATATTATTTACACCTTCTTATTTTTTTCTAGTTGAACTAGCTCATCAAGCACAGTCCCAGGCGTCTTATCCAAAGCCACTGCGATTGCCTTGATCACTTTGCCAGTTAGTCCGTCGATACCGTTCTTGCTGTCAACTGCAGCTTTTAAAGTTGTCTGACCCAGGCCACTTAATTTACTGACCTTATAACGGGTAACGTTATTTTGGTCTAAATATTGTTGTATGACGTTCATCAAAAAGCCTCCTAAAGAAATTTAACAAGTAGTGCCAAAGCGCTGAGAATGATAGCAGCTATAGATAGTGCCATAGTTGCGTGTCTTTTGTCTTTCATAGCATGACATGGTATTATGAGTAGACAAACAAGGGCTTTCGCCCCTGTGTCTTAGAACCAACTCTTTAGAAATGCTAGAAGCGATATTATGAATGATATGACAGCCAGTCTGTATTCATTAGCTTCGCGCTTTTCTTTTCGGAGTCGGTTCTTTTTTTCTACCCTAGAACCGATGTCTCTCACCTCCTTTCCATATTTATATAATACAATATATTGAGGTATAAGTCAATATATTTAAGTAAAAGGTTAAATTAAATTTGACAAAAGAGAATGTATGTTCGTATAATGATTTTTAAAGGAGTGGTCAAGATGGAATATGTCAGCCTAAAAGGGACTATCAATAGCGCTGTTAAAGTAATTAGCTTCACACCATATCTTGTTCGGTTTGAACTTAAAACAGCCGAACAGAATTATAATTGCCTGGTCGCAAAAGACGCTGCACCAATTTCAATTTTTGGCCACTTTAATAAGCGCAAGCAATTAATAGTCGATAAATACCATGTCAAGAATGTAATTCAAAAATTATCTGTTGTAAGATGAGAACAGAACAAAAGTGGGAGCGAGTCAGATGGAACAATTTGCACCAGCGCTAATCAATGAGCAATATTATTTAACTCTTAATGAGACTGGCAAAGTTGAGCTACACAAAGAGGGTATTGGGGTGGTTGGCAGTATGAGCTACTATTACACTCGGAATGACTTGCCCTTGTTTATCTGTCGGCATGAACCTAGCGCCAATTTAAGGACAATTCATGATATAATGGTGCAACTAGATGAACAGATGCAAAAGATGGTTGAGTGTGGTTGCTTAGTGGTTGGCGGTCGAAACGTAGCAATTCGACATTAAAAGCTCCATAACCACACACGAGCCACACAAAACCCACTAATATAGCGGTATATAGATGTTTGTAATGTCCGCCTGTGACATTCAATAATTCTTGGAGACATCTAATTTCGCACATTGCTTGCGAGGTTAGGTGTTTTTTTAATGATGGAGTGAATGTAAAATGCAAGATTATTTAAAAGCGCATCAAACATGGTTAGTTGATTTTTATCAACAACGGAATTGGTATCGATTTTCACCATTAATTCGGTTGAACTTCTTGAGTGAAGAACTTGGGGAATTATCACGGGCCGTTAGAACGATTGAACTTGGGCGTGATCACCCAGGTGAAAAAGTTAAAAACGACGCTGAAAAGCGAGCTAACTTAAAAGAGGAGTTAGCCGATTGCTTCGATCAACTGCTCATTATCTGTTCGAAATATGAAATTGAGCCTGAGGAATTGATGGCACTTAGCGAGGCAAAGTTTACAAAACGGTTCGAAAATGATTAGAAATTAAATATTTAAATAAAAAGTTTATGCGCTTTAAAGCCTATTTTAATAGCCTTTTGCGAATGAATTGCGATCGATTTAGTCGATAGTTTTGGGATGCGGGTTGCTAATTAGAAAATGCCATGCTATACTGTTCAAGTAATCAAATTTTGAAACGTAATTTGAGTTTTGGATGCACAATACCTTCCTCTTTTACCTATCAATAATTTATTGCAACAAAAAACGTACATTGATATGTATCAGGAGGAAATTATTATGAACAACGGCACAGTAAAATGGTTTAACGCAGACAAAGGTTTTGGTTTTATCACTGGTGAAGACGGCAAAGACGTATTTGCTCACTTCTCAGCTATCCAAGGTGACGGTTACAAGTCATTAGACGAAGGCCAAGCAGTATCATTTGATGTTGAAGACAGCGACCGCGGTCCTCAAGCAACAAACATCGTTAAACTTTAA